TCAGTTCTTCACGCATGAACCAGTTAATGGCAAAGCGATTGATGCCAGGGTCATCTTGACCAGCATTGAGATAGAAACCCATACAACCTTGAATGCCACTCTTGGTAGAAGATTGACCAATCTTGTAGATCTCTCCATCTACACACAGAATGTACACAAGAGACACATGCTTGCTCTTCAGTTTCTTAGGAAAACTGGTATCATAGTTCATCACAAGTTTGGTCTTGTAAAGAACATGCTTGGGACCAGAGTAAGCAGCAGTGCCGTGAGAAATCTCACCAACACGAATGGCGTTAGGAACGTCAGTGATGTGCATGGTGTGTGTCTCAATACAAGTAGTATGGCATAAAAAAAGGAGGGTGTCAACCCTCCCCAACCAGTTCATCAAGTGTCACCGAAGATAGGGACGATGTTAGTCTTTACATGTATTGTCATGTTGATATGTTGTTCCCACTTAGTTGCGTCGTCTAGGTTGTAGAAGACTGCTTCTTGGCGCGATACTGCACGTCCCGTCGCTTTCTTGTCCTTGTTCTTGTTGTAAACAACTGCGTATTTCATGCCAATATTCAGAATAAACGATCAGGTTAACTTGATAACGACCCCAACGACAACTAGCGTCGGGTCGATCAATAAAACAAATACAAACGTATCTGTCACAAATAAACGAAATGTAGCCCGAGTTGTGTCGGTATGCTACTGGTTGGAGCAATTCAAACGTCATACTCTCTGTTTTGCATGTCACTCATTTGGGTCTGTAGTTCAATAACGTAGCAATCTAGAGATTTTAGTTTGCTTTCTAATTGCTTGTTACGATCTTGGAGATCTTTAACCAAGTCTTTTACTTCATCGGTTAATGCATCTGCCGCGTCTTGATTGTGTGCCATGTAAATTCTGACTTAGAATGATGTCTTATTTAATTGCTTTAGAGTTTCAGTTGCTTCATCTGCGGTAGATTGAAGTCCTGATTGTGTGAGATCAATAACAGGAGCACCCCCATTACCGAACCCATTACCTCTAGTCATGTCTCTCTTGATGGCACGAAGATCACGGAGACGGCGTTTTAAACGTCGTAGTTCATCATCATCGTACAGGTGAGGACTTTCGAGAGCAGTCTTCACGTATTTAATCTCTTTTTGTGGTGTCCACATATTAATAACGTTCGGGTGTGTCGGTATACTTAATTTCACAATCTTTCTTTGCTTTCAAGAACTCATGGCGTCCAAGATCAGAACTAATGTTGTCAATACACTCAGCAAGATTGTCGATGTTGTCAATTTCTCTGTAACCACACATCAGCATTTTGAGTTGACGTGCTTTCTCAAGATGTTTTTCATGGTACTGCATCCAGTCATCGATGACGCATAGCATTTCTTCATATGCACGTCTTGCATCTACATCATCATCATTTAGATAATCAGCAATTGCATCATCGAGTCGTAATTTACGACTGCGTTCAAAGGAGGGTGTGGTCTCGGTCATTAGATTGCGTGAGAGGGGTCTATAAGGCGTTGTGAGGCGTCTCCAGTATATATCAGGTGGTTTGGTTTGTCAAGCAACTACAGACGTGGCAGGGAGACCTTCTACAAAAATGGTGTTGACGATGTGCTGAAGGCGTTTGATTGTCTTGGCACCATAGTTCTTGAATACAGGTACTGTCACATAACCAGTGGATTTACGATAGAGTCCAACAGCACCAGCAGGGATCTTGCCGTTAGCAATATCAGCAGCATCATCCTTGTTCATACGGATAACACGACCGATAGTCTGTGCCATCTCAATGATGTCAAGATTGCGAAGCATGATAGTATTGGTAAGACCATGCACATTGATGCCTTCAGACAGAATGCTGTAGTGAAAGATGACAAACTTCTTGCTTGGATCTTTGCCCCAAGCATCAAATGTGTTGAAGAACTCTTGACGATTGACTTTAGTCTTGTTTACATAAGCACCATACTTGCTGGTGATGTGGAGGACATTGTAACCACGTTCCTTGAGATCGTGGAGAATGCTGGTCTTGAATAGTAGAGCACCCATGATCTTGCTGGCAGGTGCTGCTACAAGGATCTTGCTTGCCTTGTCAGCAGGCAGAGAGTCCACGATGTCTAGAAGCATGGTACGATCGCCTACAGAGGCATCAGCACCCTTCTCACGAATGATGTCCATTTCATAAGGTACTACAGTTGGAGCAAGGATGCTACCACTTGCGATCAGTTCGGGAGCTGGCACATTGCACAACACATATCCAAAGACTTCGGTATTATTCATACCACGTTCAGTCTTACGAGTATGCTTGGGTGTTGCAGTAAAGAAGTATGATGCTTTGCTACTCAGACTAGCAGCAGCAACACCAACAAAATGGTTGCGCTGAACTGCATTGTGTGCTTCATCAAAGTAGCAGCAATCGATGTTGATACCAGAATCAATGATACGTCCGAGTGAGTGATATGTGGTGAAGATGATTACATGCTCACCAACATGGTGACACATGCGAGTGAATAGGTTGATACGATCAGACTTAGTAGTACTGAAGTGTTTTGTCTCTCCACTATGAACATGAAGAACATTAGCATTGGTGATGCATTCAAGATATTCCGCACTCAGTTGCGTTGCCAGCATGATACGAGGAGCAACAACAACAATAGTTTGCGGAGTCTTTGCGGAACTAAGACGCTTTACAGCATCCATGATAGCAATGAGAGTCTTGCCACCACCAGTAGGCACAATGATTTGACCTTTGTCTTCCATGTCCATCGCGTCGAGAGCACGTTGCTGATGGGGACGGAGTTGCATCGGGTCTGTCTTGCGTTGATGTCATTATTATAGCAGATCAACGCACCCTTGTCTAGTCAGTGGACACTACAGCAACTGGTCATGGTCTCCATGAGACAAAATCTTTTGCTTCTCTCTTAGATACTAGTATATCAATGAGGTTGTAATCGCCATCAAATTCAAATGAGAAGTCAATTTCTTGCTCATCATGATCAAATAGAGATTTACACCACGCAGCATCTTCATCGCTCATCATAGCATAACGTGACACCATAAGATCGATCCATAGATCTCTGCTTTGAATCTTAGTCCACTTCTTCTTACTATGCTTAAACTCTAGGATTCTATCACCAGTTGTATCTTTGGGTAGTGTATATGGTCTTGTAGTGTATCCACGATGAGTATGAACAATCAATCCACTATCACCTTTAGTGTGCTCAAATGTGACCTTACATGATGTTCTATCCGCCAAACTCTTCATGAATACACCGAGTTGTGTATCCTTATGTGCTGGATCTAAGACTCTTGGTGATGTGTTCAACCCAGTAATATTACCATCTACATCCATATGCATTTCACTGATACCAACATTTATAGGACCAGGAATATCAAATAGAGCAACAATTTTCTCTCTAATATCACGATTCAGGTCTAATACAGCAACTGCATTCTCCCACTCGCTGGGATCAACAATGGATGATATCAATACACCACATGTAGCAGAGATCTTCTCAATAGTATCGTTATAACATATATCAATGTACTTTGTCATACTATTTGATACTTCTAATCCTTTAGAAATATAGTCAAAGTTCAATACATCAATAAGTTGACTCTTAGCAGAATCAGTAAATATTTCATCATAAGAATCTGAAGCAATTGATGTACATACTGCCCACATTGATGCAGTTGTATATTGAATTTCTTTAGTACTAAGTCTATAAACCTTAGATACGTCTAGTTCTTCTGAAAACATTATTCGTTATCCGCCAGCAACTGACCTTGAGGATTATACACCGCATAGAAAATGTAATCTTCTGGTCTAGAACATGCTTCCTGACTTGATGGGAAGAGATCTTCACAATATTCTAATGCTTCTTCTGTATTATCACATACAATGAACACATATTCAGACTGATCTAAACCTGTCCACACATCAAGTTCCATTCTTGTTTTGTACAAGTTTCTCGATGCATTGATTGCATCTACATCACTACTACTATTCCACCCAGTAGAACGCAGAAAGATAATAGTCTTCTCTTGCATCTTTGCAGACGCACCGATGAAGTCTTGTAGATAATCAATAGTATAGTTTGCGTGTAGCTCCATTTAACTTCCAGGCGATAGTGACTCTCAATGAATTGAATACCCTAGAGACTTCTTCGGCATGATGTTTTCTCATACCAGGGAAGAATATTCCTCTATTAGGTGCTGGTTCAACGTATGACCATGTGTTGTCTTCGTTTAGAAAAGCAGTTTTGCCTCCCCAGAGATGATCCCAATTACTATTTGCATAGAGTAGGAATGTTCTGCAGTCTTCATAATCTCCATCTGTATGAGGCATTGCCTTGTCACCATATACGTGTCCATTTGCATAAACACGTTCTAGTTCTAGATGAGGTTCGTCTACAGTTTCTCTAATGATATTTAGTAAATAATCTGAAAAGAACTCATCATCAGTCAATTCCATCTGCCAAAAGGGCAATCCAGATGATCCTCTTAAAGAACCATGACCATATGCCCATTTTGGTTGAGTTACCTTCTCTAGTACTTCTGCAAAATCAAGATTGGTTAACGTTTGGTCGTAGATCTCCATATTCTCTAATAAAGTTAGCTCTAATTTGTTCAAATGGCAAGAATGTGTCTACTGGTGCATCAGGACATGCTTTCATTGCTGCTAAAGTTGCTGTAGATTGTGCGATTAATTGATAACGCAAGAAAGTTTCATCAATAATACTAGTTGCCCACAAAATAACAACACGACGTTTGCCACTTGTAATAGGATTAACATGATGTATCAACCCAGTTGGGTATACTAATGCATTACCTGCTTTTGGTTTAAAGGGTACAGATTGATCTCCTACTGATAGCATAAGTTCCCCGCCTTCATATTCGTCAGGTTCGGTAAGAAATATGCTAATACTATGATGTGTCTTGATACCAGAAATAGTGACATCATCAATATGCTTATTGTAAAACCCACCAGTTCTATACTCTGCAAAAATAGGAACAGTGAGTTCTTTGAAGATATACACTGATGTGAATTCTTCATTATTTCTCATTGCTGTTTGAACAACATCCAAACACTTTCTGAACTGAGGGGAAGTTTGTTGTATGATGTGGTTGTCCTTTACATCAGGATTAACCTGATGTTTGCCATCTCTCTTTACTAATCCTGGTTTGGTTGGTGCATCATCAAAATAACTATTGATTCTTGATAGTTCTTTACTATCAAGAAGTTCACTTTCATAAATCATATCAATCCTCTTCTTCCTCTTCTTTGAATAGTTCGTAGTCGAAATCAGGATAGATTTCTGTTACCTTCATTTCTTTAATAATATCAAGAATTTCTTTCTTGATAAGTTTTGTTGATGTAACTCTAGATCTAGCATAGATCAGTTGACTTAGCATTCTGCTGTCAAGGAAATCGGATGATGCATCATCATCGTAATTTGTCCACTGAGAAGCATCATCAGCATCCATGAATGCAGGTGCATCAGTTACACCATCTTCCAATTTACCATCTGGATATAGTTTGAGATAGTTCTTAGGATCAATAGGGAACACCTGTTGATACAATGATTTAGCAAAATCTAATGGTGATGGGAAATCTTTTGGATTGGGGATACCAATAGCTCTAACTTTTGCTCTCCAGTCCATCCAACGTTGCTTTTCACCCTCATAACTATCCTCAACGTCAGGCAATACATGCCAATCAGACGCACTAAGCATCATTCTTTTTTCTCTAAGTCTCTTCAACCATTTTGCATCAAAGAATGAATATTCTTTTTCAACACCATCAAGTTTCTTTAATGTAGCAGCAGTTTTAACACCAGCAGCAGCAATAAACAATGCCAAAGCAGTATTGTAAACTGCTTTTGCTTGTTCTACTGTGCCACCTTTAAACTGATATTCATTCCAATAACTAGATTCAGAAGCAAAATCATACTTCTGTCTGTTTCTCTGTGCATAAAAGGTGTCATCACTATTGTAAGCAAAGAATAGCAATAGATCTTCATCAGTATGCCAAAAAGAATCAATTTGTTCGTAGAACTTTGCCTTCAATTCGTCACTGAATTTAGTGCGAGTCATCGCAGCATCTACATTGATATCTACTTGATCAATCGGTGCAGTTAGAATGGTATTATTAACCAAATCTACTTGAAGGATTGGTCTTTTGATTTTTGGTGTTGTTGAGGTCATGCTAGGTGCGTTTTAATATACCATCCTGTCAAAATATATTTATCATCTTTAAGAAGGGTATTTCCTTTATGGACATGTGTCATGCCAGCAGGGAAGAATACAACTGTGCCTTTTGTTGGTTTAATTCTTCTACCTTGATACAAAAACTCAGTCTCACCACCTGCCTCTGGATCTACATCATTGAGATAAATCATCCACACAACTTCTCTTTGTGCATGTGATGCAGCAGAGTTTTCATAATGCCATTGATGATATCCACCTTGAGGTAGTGTCTTCTGCATTTTAATATCACTTGAAAGCATAGGAACATTTTTTAATTGTCCGTACTCACTGATATAATGCTTGAGACAAGACTTCAGAAACTGATTAACTTGGTAACTTAGTCCATCATTGCAATAATTTGCTAGAAGTGAAAGATCTTTTCTATACAAATTACTACCATATTGGATGTGACCATCCATTTTAAATTCATCTACATATTCGGTATCAGTTTTTGATCCAAAATCTCTTTCTAGTTCCTCAAAATCAACACTTGAACTATTGCCATTCATCACATGCTCAAACCATGCAATACATTTATCGCAAAATGGTTCAGGTACAAAGTTGTCCCAAACTCCAATAAAGTCATCAAAGGATGCTTTTGTAATCTGCTCATTCATCATTAATTCTAAAGGTCTCCATTCTTGGACCTTCTTGGATAATGTATTCGATACCATTATTTAAAACTCAGTATGCCTTTATTATATATTTGATTTTGTGGAAGGGTGCTAGGATAGGAACCTTCCTTTGTGGATTCATTTTTGCTTGAGGAATTGGTTTGGTTGAGTTATTCCAACTAAACGTTGCTGGATTAAGTTCAATTTGAACGTCGCTTTGACTAAATTGTAAGTCAAATGTGGAATTAAACGTAGCAAGACCAGATCTATATGCAACTGCATCGCCATTTACATTACCATAAGTATAATCATTTTGTGGATCTAATACAGGATCAGTACCTAACAAGTGTGCGTGAGTCAATGTTCCTGTGTAGATGGATAGATAGTTTTTAATTCTTGCTCTTCCTTCAGTTGTATCAATGACACCAGCATCTTGAGTGAATGCACCAATAGCAGAAAATCTATCAGGTGAGAATGAACCACCCTTACCATCACTATTTGCTTCAGACTGCAGATCACCAGCAGGAGTTCCCCAATAGTTACCGAAAGCAACTGTTGTACTACCAGATCCAGGCAATACATCTTCTAAAGAACCACGACCTGCTCTACTAAATTCTCTGTCTGCATCAGCATAGTTCCAGAAATTTGCATCTTCCCAGTAACCATCATCAACTGCGTCATCCTTACTATCATTTTGACCATTCCAACTTTGTGATCCGCTTGCAGCAGTACGTAGATATGCGTAAATATTCCATGGAATAACAGGATCACCATCAGGATCTTCTGGTTGACCAGTAATAAATTGGTGTTCATGTTGTGGTGGACGAACAGAAACACTAGTCACAGGACCAACATTAGCATTAACATTACCTGTAACAGTAAAGTCAACTTCAGTAGTTACTAATTCTGTACCAAATGTTCTTGGTGTTCCTAATGTATAGAACGAAGATTCTGTTCCACTAGTCTGTCCAGCTGGTGCAATAACCTGTTCTAAGGGATCAGGGGCAGCAGAAACATCTACATCATCAAAATACCACCAACCACCAGTAGAACCAGGAAGTTCTGCACTACCACCAGCAGAAGTAACAGGAACAGATGGAGATGATCCTTTATTAAAGTCTACTCTACCAGGTCCTACCATTCTAACATTACGATAGTCGGGTAAGTTGAAATTACCAGAGTATGTTTTTGATGCACTAATATAGGTTGCATTTCCACCATAGGTGTTACCAATTGATTCCCATAACCAAGGATACTCTGCTGCTGCTACTGAAGTTCCATCACATTCAAGGAATCCAGGGAATCTAATGTCG